CAGTAATAAGCCGTCAATAATATTACCAGCTAATCCAAACATATTATCAGGATATTCTTCTTTAGCTTGCTCAATAAAGCTAGCAAAATAATCAGTAATTGGAGAGAATATATACTTAACAGCAGCACCTACAGCTCTACCAACAGCTTTAAATAATGCTGGCCAATCAATTGCTACGAGGAAATCTTTTATACTATTACCAAAAGCTACCCAATCAAATTCACTTATAAATATCGTTAGGCCATCTAGTATGCCTCTTATACGAGCACCTAAATTCGATCCTAATTGTTTCCAATCAATATTTTTAACTGCTTCGTTTAATCCATGAGCTAAATTATAAGCTAATCCAGCTAGATTAACATTTCTAAGTTCTGTACCGATACCAATTAATGTATTGATGCCTTGAGCTAATGTATTACCTAAAGCTTTCCAATCTAAACCAGCAATAAACTTATTTATTTGAAGTACAACATTTCTAATAGCAGTTCTTATAGTTGACTGAATCTTATCCCAATCAATGCCCTTAATTACTTCATTTATTTTTTCTGCAATGGTTGTTCCTAAATCATCTAAATTACCAACATCAACCTCTGGAAAATCAAATGTTGGTCCTGAATTACTTCCACCACTATTATCTGATAAAGTATTCATCTCATCAAAAGCAGCCATTTGTCTTCCAGCCTTAGCAGCAGCTTCACCTTCTTTTTTAAGGGCAGCAGCGCTTGCCTTAGCTACCATATCAACTCCAGTTAATGCTCTAACTAATGAATTTATAGCACCAAAGAGCTTAGCAATTAAATTGATGATATATTCTATAGCTGGTCCTATAAAGTAGCCCAAAGAGGTCCAGATTCCTTGCAGACGCCTACTAAGCTCTTCATTATCCTGCAAATAAGCATTAGCTGCTTTTCTTACTACACCAAATGCACCCTGAATGCCAACAATACTCAATGCTAATTTACCCATTGATTTAATGCTACCATCACTTTTTCTAGTCATATGACTAAACAATGATCGTATTCCACTAGCTAATTTCTTAACGCCATTAAGTACGGTTCTTCCAGCTATTTTAACAAGGTTTAAAGCAAATTTACCAGCACTAACCGCCGCTTTACCTAATAATGGAATAAGATTTTTTAATGCTGTTCCTATGCCCATAAAGGCTAATTTAACACCTTCACCAGTAGCCTTAAGAACTGAAAAACTACCTTCAGAACCACTTATTAAATTTGCTAAGTTTGCCATTTTATTTTCATTTAGAAAATTTAAAAATGGATTTTGGGTCTCTTCTTCTGGTTTAGGTAATTGTTTCTGCTCTAATTCGTCATATTTAGTTAAAAGGGCAGTCATTTGGTTGTTAACGTCCTGTAATGCAGCTCTACTCGTGTCTAATTTAGTATTTACTTTATCATTTTCCTCAGCGATTTTATCTGTTTGGATATCAGTATTAAGTATTTCTTCATTGACTTCCTTTATTTTACTTCTTACATTATCAAGTTGACCTTTAACCAATTCCTTTGCTTCAGCAGAATTAGTAACGTCTTTTAGTTTTTGCATTAATGATAATTCTTCTGCTGCTAGTTCATTTCTTCTTTCAATTGCCTTTTTTGTAATAGCATCAGCTTCTTCTAATGCTCTGTTATTCTGCAACTGTTTATCTTGAAGCTCACTAATAGTATTAGTTAATTTTACGGCTTGATTAGATGTCTTTGCCATTCTAGCTTCTAAATTCTTAAAAGTACTATCTAATGGCTTTCCTGCATTATTTGCAAATATTTTAGCGATTTCTGCTTGTAGTTGACTGGTAGCTTTTGTGATGTCTTTAGCATTTAGGCTTACTCCTAATTCAATATCACCACGATCTGCCATTTAATTCACCTACTTTCCTTTATTCCATAATTCAAGAACATTTTCTGCACTTTCCTTTTGTTCTGTTGTTCTATAATCAAGTAAGAAATATTGAGGATTATCTTTTTTAAAATCTCTTTCCCATTTCTCTAACTTAGTGCCTTTAGCAACTTTCTGTCTTATAGAAACAACTGAAGCTAATACAGATTCACCAACTGAAATATAATATCCCATGAACGTCCACCAGTGTAAATATGGTAGCGATCTAATTTCTGTTTTAGCTACTGAATTAATAGCTGAACATACAATTTGAGAATCTTGTTTCCAATCAATTAATCTATAATTAGTCTTTATTCCAAGTGTTTCAGGTTCTCCACAATTAAAGAAATTATTCATCTTTTCAACTGCCTCTTCAATATCAGGCAGTTTATCTAAGTCTTCCAGACCATTTATATCTTCATAAAATATTATTAAACAGGCGATAAATCGTTCGTTCTCTGATAACTCGGTGTCTTGTAAAACCTCAAAACAATCTAAGATTAACCTAAAGTCTCCTCGTTCTCTTATTGCAAACTCCTTATCGCCTAATTTAATTGATATAGGTAAACTATACAAAATTATTTCCTTTTAGTATATTTATCCGTATGCTTCTTAATTCTAGTTTCAACCTTTTTGAACTCGGTCTGGAGGTCTTTTTCATATAATGCCGATAAAGCATCAATAATGTATTCATAGGCAAATTTACCGTTAATAATAGTAAATAAACTAATATTAGGACAACATACTTCACACACATTACTATCAAATATCTTATCAATTGTATCTCTTAATTTATTGTCTACAGCTTTTAGTTTATCTGATAGTAATGCTAATGTTTCATCTGTTAATTCATCATCAGCAGCCTTTAAATCATCAAATTCCTTTAAATATTCTGCAATGTTAGGATAATTCTCTTTAAGTCTTACTGCAATATTAACATCTGAGGTGTTTAACTCTAAAATACAATTTTCGTCGCCATTAATTGTAAATTGCTTCTTTTTAAGAGCACTTAAATCAATATTCTGCATAGTTTACTCCTTTTAAACTTTCACTAATTAAGCAGCTGCTGTAAATGTGAAATCATCACTCAGCTTATCAACTGTACCTTCTGTAATGTTGTTACTGAAGTGTACTTCAATTGGCATAGATACATAAGCATCGCCACCAATAGCTGTTGGAATAATTGAACAACCTGTATGCTTAACTGCGTAATATTTACCATCAGATGTAGTTGCTGTGCCGTCAGTGATAAATGCTGTAATGATATATACGTTAAATACGTTAGCATAAGCAGTGATATTGTTCTTTAACATATTAGTAACTAAATATGTATCAAGGTCAGAACCACCAATTACAAAGTGTGGGTCAAATGACTGCTGAGGCTGTGTTCTATTAACGTCTGTATAGTTAATGCCTAAGATATCTGTTGATGTAGCAATATCAGCATTTAATTCAATACTAGAATCTTCTGTTCTAACACCAATGATTTCTCTCTTAGGAGTTTCACTACCTGTTTCTGTCCATTCAGCAACAGTGATTAACGTTTTACGCTCAGCTCTCTGACCATCAGTTAAGTTCATAGCAATTGCCATATTTTAATCTTCCTCCTTATTTCCAAAGTACCTTAGTCTTATCAAGGTACTCAATTCTTATTGTTATACTATATCTTGCAAGTGCTGGTGTTAATGAAACATCTACACTATTTAAAGCTGGATTTTCTGTTGTAGCTCTCATGTCATCAATGAAACAATATTCGCCAAAATCTGGATAATTCTTAGCTTCGTTTTGTTCGGTTATCCAATCGATAATTGATTGAACATCTAGCATATCCTCAACATTTTCATTAACATAACCAACTGTCTTGACTATTGGATCGAATGTTACTGATTTAAAATCTATTATCGTAAAAGTATACTGCTTCAGCACACTTCCGTCTATATAAGGCTGCTGAATATTTTTGTCATTAGCAACCGTAATGAATTGTTTATTATTATCTTTAGCATTAACAAAGTTAAAATATAATGGATTATTTCTAATAGCAGGACAATCTACTAAAAAATTAATAACCTCTTGATTCTTATCAATTGTCATTTAATTTCACCTGCCTTTGCTTTTAATATTGCTTTAACACCGGCAACAAACTCATCTCCAACAGTTTCCATCATTCGCTTATCCCAATGTCTGCTTGCTAATGGATGTCTACTTAAATTGTATTCTATATCTTTACCTGTTGGATGCTTTGCTTTACCAGGAGGACTGAACCATCCGGTAATTACACCGTCCTTGATAATAGGTATGTTTGGCCCATATACAATTCCTTCATACATATAATGAGCATACGGAGAAGTATAACGTACATAGTGGGGAGTTATTTCTAATGTTTGAGCTAAATGTCCTTCATCCATTGGAACATATGGGTCACACATTTTAGCTAATAAATTGTGAATAGCTAAACCAACACTAGGATCGCTTAATATCCTATTTAACTTATTTTGAATTTCATCATCATCGATATTTACATTAACTGTAACTCTACTCATTAAATACCTTCAACATGATAATGTGGTAAACCTCTACCAATGCCGGTGTTAATTGTTAAATGATTTATTCTAATGCAGCCTTTAAACTTATACTTTTGTATAAAGTCTGTAGATCGGCTTCCAGCAGTATATTCGTCAATATTATCAGTAACATTTCCATTTACAATAATATCGCCATCTGCTAAAGTAAAATAATTTCCCATTTTATCATTAGGTAACTTTATCCAATCAAAGCTATCTATATATTTACTATTTTCAGGAATTCTAACAATTGTTGAATCTGTCTCTAATTCAACTTGGCCTAAAGACATCCTTTGATAATTATTTTTCCAGAAGCAGTTATTTAAAACTGTTCTATACCAACTAATTACATGTGTTTGTGGGTCTTCATACTTATTATATATCGTTAATGTAGAATCCCACCAAATTGGATAATTACTCATCTGCGTATAAACCTCTATATAATAGTTGATGACCTAAGGTGTCTTTTACTCCTGATAAATATCTCCTTATAGCTTGATTAATTTGTGCTTCAGAGGTTTCTATGACATCCCTGGCACTTAATGTATTATAACTAATAGATACTCCATCATTAGATTGACTGGCAATACCAGCTCCATACTTACTAGATTCAGCAGCTGCTGCGCCAATACCAACGTTCATAGCTTCAAGCTTATTTTGAACGATTCTAATAATATGATACATGCACTCTTTAACACTTTCTGGTATGTTGTTTAATTGCTTATGTAATCTATTAAATGTTACCCAATCGATATATGCTCTTGCTTCAAATTCTAAATCAGTAAAGGCGGCTTCATCCAATGTTCCACCCATATCGCTATATTCTTCGTACGTGAGGTACATAACTCCACCGCCTTTCGTTTATTTATCTTTCTTTTCTTTTTTCTTCTTAGCTTGTTTAAGCTCCGCTTCTAACTCTTCAATTCTAGCGTTAGCTTCCATTAAGGCTTGCTTGTAATCGTTTAAAGTTTCAGGTAAAGCTTTTTTAATAAGGGTTCCGTCTAAATCATATAATGAATAGCCTTTACCCAAATAGAAATTTGCTTCATCGTCTTTAATACGTAATACAACGTTAGCTCTTACTGCCTTAACCATTTAATTAAGCCTCAACATTAAACTGAATAGCGTCAGCCTTCTTATTTAAGATGAATGCATCTTCAAATGATTCTTCATAATAAACATACTTGCCTTCGCTTAATGCTGATGGATTCTCTAACTGAGAGAATGTATAGCTTACAGGTGTAATAACAGCTGTTGGATGTACTAAGAACATATTAATCTGCTTAGCAGTATTATCTGGTGCCCAACCAGTTGTGAAATCATACTTTGTCTTCATTAGTTCAGCTGGAACGCCAATGATTTCAACTTCATCAAGTCTGTTAACTCTTCTGTCAATAGCATTTGGACCACTTTCTACATCAATAGAACGTGAAATCTTATCAGCATTGTTCAGAAGCTTCTTAACTTCGTGTGTGCAATATAAGATACGTCCATTAGCTGGTACTCTAGCATTATCCATCTTGAGCATTAATGCATCAAATACTGATAATACGTTAGATACATTTAATACAGTTGTATCAGCTGTCTTACCTACATAACCTTCGCCTGCAATTGAAGTTGTCCAATCTGCATAAATCTTTGAAATCAGATATGCATCCATTTCTGGGAACTTCTGCTCTTCATTGAAGACCTGTGTAATGTTAGCAATAGTTGTAACTAAATTTGTCTGGTCAATGTCCATTGGATGAACGAGCGTTGACCACTTTCTCTGATGTGATAATGCTTTTGTTTCCCAAGCGTTATCATAGTTACGAGCTGCAACACCGATTGTATCTCTATCAGCGTTTACACGACCTGTAGTTCTGATTGATGGGATTTCAATTGTCTTAGCATTTACCCAACGATATCTGCCATTGTTTGGTGTTGAATATAACTTACCAAAGTTTAATACATATGGGAAAGCCTGAGCTAATGCTCTACTATATTCAACTGCATAGTTTAATGTTTGATTCATTCCTGTTCCTACTGCCATAGTTAATTTCTTCCTCCTTAATCTTCATGCTTTCTAACTCCTGTAAAGTTGAAATTAAATAAATTACCATTGTCAACATAATCAGGAGTTCTTAGAGACTCAACGAACATTGGCTTTGGAGTTTCCTCTGGTTCTTCTTCTACTACGAATGCATCTGCATTATTTGTAGTATATTGCTTTACAAAGTCATCTCCGCCCATAATTCCGCTGTCTCCCATCTTTAAGTCTGCGGAAATCATTGAATTGATAAAATCTCTCTTAGCAGCATTACTTGTAAAATGCTTCGTTGCAGCAAATTCTTTTACTGCGAATTCATATGCTTGCTTCTTTAACTGTGCTTTATAAGTCTTTACTTCATTATCATACTTACCTTGTAATGCTGATAAATCGTTTGTAAGCTGATTCAACTTGTCTGCATTAGTACCCGCATCTGCTAGCTTAGTTTTTAAATCACCTAAATCGGTATCTCTTGTCGTAATATCTTCATTTAACTTAGCAATTGCAGAATCTTTTGCTTTAAGGTCATCATCATACTTCTTTTTAGCGACATATTCGCCCTTTGATAAATCTGCTAGTTTAATGTTATTAGCATTAATAGCGGTCATAAATTCATCGTAAGTAAGAGCATCGTCATTAAATAAAACTTTTAAAAAATCCATAATTTCCCTCCATTGTTTTAAATCAGTTTAATTTATAAATCCGCAGGTACTGTCTGCGTTCCAATGTATTCGGTTTTAAACGTTGCCGAACTCCAACTTTTATATATAAATTATAATATATTTATATAAGTTTTTAAATATGTTTATATAAATTTAATACGCATATTCTTTAGGTTTTAATGGCTCATAACCTGATACATCTGCTTTATCATATCTAGGCTTAAGACCACAATTATTTGAAAACGTAGTATATTGCTCTAATAAATCTTTTATCTTCTTTTGGTATTTAGTAGCTAATTTCATGTCGCCTGCTTCTTTAGCAATTATTTGACCTTCCTTAGCATACCTAATATCCGTTTCCATTCTTCTTTGTTCCTGAGTACAATCGTATTTCGTATAATGTACTCCTTTACTATCTGTATATCCCTTTTTATTATCAGCAATAAACTTATCTAATTGCTCTTGAGTAAAATTTGGTTTCGTTACCCCTACAATTATTGAATAAGTAAAATGTCTACAATTCCAAATTCCTATTGCTCTTTTAATTGACTTAAATCTATTTCCATTTATATCTTTAAATGGTAACTCATGCTGTAAATTATCATATTCCTCATTTGTGAATTGGTGGCCTTGTATTGGTTCATGATCTGGAGCTGACATTGCATGAACTGTTATTTCTTTACCATCAGCCCCAAACTGTCTACCAACTTCATCTTGCACTCCTTGATTAATAGCCCTAATACCATCATTAAGATTTCTCCTAACAGCGGTGTCTAATCTTTGTGTATACCTTCTGCCACTTTCAGGGTCATATTCAACTCTTCTAATACCACTATCAATCAGTTGTTTTAAAGTTCTTCTCATTGCTGTATTATAATCAATTACTCCACTTTGACTTGCTTGTATTGCTTCATCCAAAACTGATTGATAAGTATCTGATATTGACATTGGTTTTAATATGGTTCTATTCTTAGGGTCTCTAATCATAAAGGCTGTTGAATTAGAAATGTTTTTGTAAGTATCTGTAGTTGTCTTTGCAATTGATTTTATAATTCTCTGTAATTCTTCATTCTCCTCGAATGGTACATATGTAATATTTCTGTAATCGTAATAAACCTTCGCATCTGCATAAATATCAGCAGCTACAGTCCTTATTAACTTTTGTATCTCTCTTACTTGTAAATTTGTAAGTTTAGCTAGTTCCTTAGCTATTAATTTCGCGTCTGCGCCATTTTTAACCATTCTAACAAGCGAATTGATAGCACTTGGAGTAATATTACCGGTCTCTTTAATTCGCTTTGCTATGAGCTTTAAAACCCATATATTGATAGCTTCTTGTCTATCAACTATTGCTTGAACTAACTTATCAATTGCATCTTCACTTAACATATATCATTATTCCATTTCATCATTCTTTTGCGGCTTCATATCACCCATTGCCATTTGGGTATCAATATTAGCTTGAGCTTCATCTCTAGCTTCATCCTTAACCTTTGATAATGCTTCAATTGCCTGTGTTTCCGTTTCACCAAAATACCACATTCTTAATTCGATCTTACTCATGATACCTTGGTTCAATAAGCTTAATCTCTTATTAAGTTCTTCATCAACATCTACTAATACACTATCATCCCATTCAAAATTTGCTTCATATTCGCCTTCAGGTACAATGTTATATAATGTAGCATATACGTTCATAATATATACGACATCTTCTAATGCTGCTTGTAAAGCCATTTGAATATTATTATTTGCTTCATAAGTCCTATTCTTTAAGACCTTAATCTCAGTAGCAGTTCTTGCTTCAGCTGCAGCATCACTTATTGTTCCTCTGCTTATTGCACAAACATCTTCAATTCTCATTAATATAGTATTTAAACCATTAATCAAGCTTGCATCTCTAATGCTTGGTAAATATGGCTGGTATGTATTACTTTCGCCTAAGTCAATAGGCCTAAATAATCTTTGCTGTAAGATAGGATTTACATAATGAGTTGTTCCTTGTCTATCATCTACATCTAATAAGGCATCTCTATCAATATCAATTGCAGCTTCTGTTGCTTGATATTCCCATAATAATCTTGAATATTGCATATCAGCATCTTTAATTAACTGTACAGCTCTACTATATCCACTTACACCTAATGGACTCAGAAGGTCTATGGTGTTCGCCTCAGGCATTTTGAAATAGGCAAATAGTAATCTATCAACATTAGCAATTCGTTGCTCTGGTTTTAAGTCTGCCCATTCTGGTACTTCGCTTAATGGAATCTCTTTTCCTAATTCTGTCTCACTGCCTGTATTTAATTGCTGTTGATTATTGTTAGTAGCTCTAAAAGCTCTGTTTCTAACAATTACATTATTACCTTCTAGTTTATGATGTTCTACACGCCTATACGTATAATCCTTATCAACCTTAGTTTGTACAAAGGCAGCTTCAGTAATCTTATTTCCACTACTGAATGCTAATGGATAAAATGCATCTGCTTGAATATATTCTACTTCAATATCAGGCATTGGCTTTTTATCTTTAAGACCTTGCTTCATTACAATATACGGTTTAATTACTAATCCACCTTTAGCAATACCATATTCTAATTGAGGTCTTATTTTCTTAATTACTTTTTCCTGATACTTTTCGTTAAGCCACTTTGCTCTATCCTCTTTTCCTATAGGTACCTCTTTAGTAATAGTAGGCTGACCAACAGCTAATATAGGATTTCCATTTTCATCTTTTGCTGCTGGCTTATAATCAGGATTTTCTTCTACTTTTTGCTCAGTTTTTACTGTTATTTCTGATTTTAATTCTAATACTGCTGTTCTTGCCTTTTCACTAGCAATTAAAGCAGGTAATCCTAAACTAACAATCTCAACGGGTTTTCCATTAGTAGCTTGATGCAGCCAAGGAGCTTCATTCTTATACATAGCATCCCATAATTCTAATGCATGAGCCATATCATTTGATATTACTGGAGCTATCTTTAAAGTTGATTCAATTGTCTTACTCGGTATCATTTTACGCAATACCTCCTTTATCTTTTCCCATAAGGTTCTCCACATTTATTGACCTCCTACTTTAATAATTTTTTCATATAATCAACTATATATTTAGAAAATATAGTTGATTTATTATCATTTGAATAATAATCTGAAACTGCCTCTGCTAATGTTTCTTCATATGCTGGTAAATCATTATCAAATAATATTGAATAATTAGTATTAGCATATTTAGAAATACTTTCCCTTGCCTCTGATATATTCTTAAACATATTTTTTGGCATATTATTATAAGCAGTCTCTATAATCGCCTTTGCAGTTAAATGTTTTGATAATTCTTTTTCTGGTATATTTTGATTTTTAGCAATTAAATATTCGATTTTGTGTCCAAGTTCATGTGCTAATATACTAGCAGCAGTCGTTCCTTTTGGATATTTATTATCTGCAATTTCATAATCTTTTGACAATTCATTAAAGTCTTGAAATTTTTTTGAATTTAAATAAATATTACCACTAAAATCTCTTTCAGATAATGCCTTTGCATCTGCATATTTTTTTGATAATTCCGAGAAATCTTTTGAAAGTATTCGTAATTCAAGCTCTTTTATTATAGGCATATCTTTATATATTTTATCTAATACCTTTGTAGATTCTTGTAAAAATTTAACATCATTATTATTTATAAAATAAGAATCATCAATATTGATATTGTAATCTTTCTTATACTTGTTAATTAATCGTTCATTATTTAATCTATTTGCTTGTTCTTTATTTTTCTTAATTTGAGTATCTTTTTGCTTTTCGTCATGATTCATATATTGCTTAACTGCAGCATCTTTACTTTGGCCGTCAAATATAGGAATGTGCACACCGTTAACTGTTATCCATTCTTTTACCTCCCGTTTTGCCATATTTAATCCTCCCAATTTAATTTTATTTCAATAACGTTATCTGCTTTACCATTTAATTTATTATCAATATCGACAGTTCTTTTTGCTAATTCAATAGCCGCTCGAGTTCTTTCTGCTAACGGTGCATCTAATCCAAATTGATCTTTTTCTTCTCCATTCATTACTCTAGTAAGATATTCCATAACTTCTTGAGCGCTTGCAATACTCTTTTTGGTAAGTTGTTCGCGTCTTTTGGTTATTTCTTGAGCAATTTTGGGGTTTTTAAGCAATTTGCTTCCTTGTGCAGCAGCTGTTTTTTCACTATATCCGGCATATATAGCAGACTGAGTTATATTATTTGTTTCCATATATTTATTTATGAATAATAATTCTCTTTGTGCTAATCCTTTTTTATTTCTTTTTGGATGTTCTCCTTTATATGGAGGAGGTAATTTAGTATTTACTTTTATTTCTTTATTTGTCATTTTTAATTACCCGCTTTTTCTTATTTTTTATTCTTATTGTATCGCCGTCGTCATTCCAACGATCAATAATAGAATTAGCTTTTTTATTTTCTTTCTTTGACTTTAACATAATACCAGCCCTCCTCATTTCTTGATATATCTATTATATCAAATTCACTGTTTCCACTATATATAACTTCTGCATCATGTCCATGTATAAATGGCATTGCCGTATGCTTTCCGCCGCCAACTTCTTGAAATATACAAATATTTTTATTTCGTTGACCAACTAAACTATGCCGCCCAAAATCTCGCGCAACACCCTCAGATAATGTCCAACTAGATGGACCGAAAAAATCAATTGAATTGCCTGTTTTATATGCCTTTTGTAATTCTTTTATACTTTTATCGCTTAATCTTAAACCTCTATATAATATTTTTTGAGTATTTAATTGGAGCTCTGGATGCTTATCTAAAAATTCGCTAAATTTATATTTCTCATCCCATATTTGTCTGGCATCAGTACTTTTTGTATATTGGCCATATCCTTTTTTACTCATTCCGCCATAATATATTTTTAAACCTTCTGATAATGTATTAGGGATATTTAAACTCTCAGGTTTAGAGAACATTAATTTTTTAAATTCTTCATATTTCATATAAACTGCAAATGAATCTGAAAAAGATAATGTTTTAAATTCATCTGCAGTAACTTCTCTATATCCCCAATCATCCATTTGTTGCCAACGCCGGCGGTCTTCCATTTCTTTCCAGGTAGGATGTGATTTTAAAAAATTATCTAGTTGTTCAGATGTTCCAAAAATACCTGCATTGTTTAGTTTTTTAAAATAATCTTCTTTTATTTGAGCAATATTATCAGGTTGTGGGTATGAAGTAATAATATATTCATCAGATAAACCAGTTTTTTGATTAATAAAATCATTTACTGCTTCTTCTTTTGTCTGACCTTCAAATATAGGTACATGTACTCCGTTAATTGTAATCCATTGTTTAATTTCACGCATTGTAATTACCTATAATTATTTTTTAAATTTGCTATAAAATATCTTAGCCTGTACATTGCTTGCAGCAGCAATTAAAGCATCAATTTCTTTATTTGACATTTTCTTTAATGCCATTTCTTTTTCCTTTTTAGTAGGATATTGTTTTTGAAATTGTTCTATTTTATTTTCCATTATTACTTCCTCCTTCCAGTACCGCCTGTTTTTATTTCATCACAAGCGCCCCAATCCCAAATTGATATTTGATTATATTGTCTTGCTATTTTTATAGCTGCCTCTTTATTATCAAAATGCCAACTTATTTCAGGGGTTCCTTCAAATTTTCCTGCATATGATTTACCATCACTTGATTGTTTATTCATAATGCCAACAAGTGTATTATATTCTAATTCAGAATAATCATCACCAATTTGACAAAATGTTACTTGATATCCAGAATCAAACTCTTTTACAGTTAAATTATCACAATCATATGTGCCATTTTCATACTTATTATTAGATAATTGTTTAACCACTTCTGCGTGCTTTTTAAAATAATTATTATTAGTATTTCGCATATCAGCTTGATTTTTATTATCTAAAATTTGTTTATCTTTTTGCTTTTCATCATGATTTATATAATTTTTAATAACCTCATTTTTATTTTGATTATCAAATATAGGAATATGAGCGCCATTAACTGTTATCCATTGCTTTACTTCTCGCTTAGTCATATTAATTTCCCTTTCTATTAGAATATTTTTCCATTGCATATCTTACAGCATCAATACTGTGGTTATTTTCATCAGGATATGCACTTATAAAATTACCATCGCGATCTTGTTCATATTCATAATTTATAAATTCTTTATAAGTCTCTGGGCAGCGTCTTTTATCAATATAAATATGCCGCAAGCCTTGTAACCATTTTATTCCATATCTTACAGAATCAGGTCCTTTATTTGCCTCTCTTATAAATGCACCATATGCTTTAAAGTCAGCTACTGATTTTGGTTCTGCACTATCCGCAATTACTAATTGCTCTTTTGTAATCTTTTTTTGTTCATTATATAATTCATCAAAGATATCAGCATTTCTTGTTTTTATTGCCGTATATTCATCAAAAATATATAAATCTAAATGTTTCTTATCAAAGTGCATTTTAACAAATCTAAATGGGTCTTTAGCAAAGCCCCAGTCAATTCCACAATATATCTGATCAAACGTCTTCCACATAGGTACTTCGCCATCAAATTCTGTCTTTACCGGTTTTTCCATATCAAGATCAACGGTATTTTGAAATACATCACCACCAGTACCTATTGCAATACCCATGTATTCATGTTGATAAGCTCTTTCATTTATTTCTTTTAACTCTTCTGCATCTTCAAAGAATTCATCGCCTAGCCAGTCTTTTGGTACATCTAAATATGTATTTCTAATAACTAATGTATTAGCTTTACGACGTTTATTTATTTCACAATTTTCAGCATATTCATTTGCCCAATTATTTTTACTTATTGGTGGGTTAAAACTTCTAAAATCCCAGAATTTATCACCACCACGTCTGGTAGACTGGGTTACTTTTCTAAGTTCATTTTCACCCGCAAATTGATCTAATTCTTCAAACCAGGTAATTCCTATATATCCAAATTCAGGCTTAATTGATTTTACTTTATTAGGATCATCCAACCCCATAAAATATATCTTTTGACCAGTTGGAGTATATATAATGGGACTGCTATATGTTTTTGGAATATGAAATAATCCGTCTAAACCTAATTTATATATACCCCAAGTAATCTGAGAATATATACTATTTTGAATAGTATTACCTACTTTTCTAAAGCATATTGCATGACATTTTGGGTTTTGAATTAATAATAATGGAATAACTTCACCAATACATGATGATTTTGTACTACCTCTACCACCAGCAAAAACATAGGTCATGTGCCTATGTCCTAAAATATCTTTTAATACTGGTTTATACATTGGTATAAAACATTCATTTATTGGAATACTTAATTGCATATTTAAGCTGTTCTGTATCTGCCATTTCTACGTTGCTTTTCATATTCTAATTTAAGATCACGTAATTTACGCTCTAATTTAGCAGCATCTCTTAAATTTTGATTACTATCTTCTTGGGACCAACCAATATAAGTTTTCTTATCTGCTAAAGCACGCATTCTATTAATTTCTTTTTGCATTTCATTAAATACTTTAGCCATATCATCTTCATATTCATCTCTATCAAAGTATGGATCATCATAAGCTCTATCATCATATAAATTATTATATTTACGTATTAAATTATCATATGTCTCTTCATTATAATCTTTAGTTTGTCTTAAAGATTCTTTTTGGGCTGCAGTTAATTCAGTTTTATTTTTAGAAATTTCTTTAGCTTCATCTACAGCTACACCAGAACCTTTATATGATGCTTCATCAGCACGTATTTGTTTAAATAATTCTTTTTTATATGCTTTATATTGAGCATCTTTGTCATTAACTGACTTTGGTTGTTCTTTAATAGTAGGCTTAATTTTATTATTTAAATCTTCTAAAGTATAATCTTGTTTTTCAAACATAGATTTTGCCCAAGTATTTTGTGTAATTAAACCTTTTGTAGGATCATTCCAACGATCTTTATTTCTTGTAAAATTAGAAACAACTAATCTATCACCTTGA